ACACCACGTTATGCCATAGTGATCGAAAGGGTGTTTCGTAGGACCGTGTTGTCCAAATACTGGTATCCCTACCATCACAGCGGCGCCAACTTCTCGGTGAGCTCCTACTCTACATTCCTTGTTAAAGAACAACAGAGCATCACATTCCCTGATCTGCGCATAGTCCCTCTCTGCTTCAAAGCTCAGTTGTGCATCCGTCATCAGATACTCATCACCTTCTGAGACATCATTGTCGTGCCAGGTTGAGACAATCGTGAAACCCTCTGACTTCAACCTCTCCGCCACGTCTCGCATCTCGTACTTACGTTGATATCGGGCACACAGATAGACCTTTTTGATCACACTGCACCTCTTGTAGATCGTGTTATTTGATAAGCCAAGCGGCGCCACTACCTATAACAGCTGCGAGCGCAGCTATTGCTGTGGTAGCCCAGAGTGGTGCTCTAAAGGCAAGCTTTTCGTATACAGCAGACAGGTTCTCGGTATCCTGTTGTGCGTGGTCAGTGATGGCCTTCAATACTTCCTCTTTATATGATACCACTGCTTTCCACAAATGACTAATGCTTTGATGCACTTGCTGGTTATGTCTTACGACTTGGCCCTCTACTAAGGCCAGTCTAGTAGTCACATGGTCGAACTTAGCTTCTACTTCCGCTGCTGTCGCTGCTCTCCGTCCGTTAGCCATCGTTCTTCTTGATCTCCGCATTTAAGACTGCCTGTTTAAGGTGATACATCTTATCAATGTCAGATCCTCTGAACTGGAGGTTCTCGATGATCTCCAGCAACATCTCCCGCTGTTCTTGAGTATCAAGAACCACTTACACTCCTACGTCGATTTCTTGTATGATCCCCGACACGTTCAAGGAGTTGGCAACACTCGACCGTATCAACAACGCATCGGTTGGTTTCAAAGAGAGAGCGTAGGGAATGAACGATACCCCGAGGGAGTTTGCGGGAATAGATATGCTAGCCACGTCAATTTGGCCAGCGCCAATGTTTAGTACCACTATCATGTTGATCGCCCCGCCCGTGTGATTGTATCCAAAGATCCGGTCATTTCCAGGGATCGTATGCCTCAGGGTATTCCCTACATTGAGGTACCGACTCCAGATCGCACCCTTCCCAGTTGCGGCTGTGTGAAGAGTTACGCTGGTTGTACCAATGTCTTCTTTGAAGAGATCTGTCAAGTCAGTCAACTCTGTGTCATCAAACTCAACGACACTCATGGTTATAGCCACAGAGCTTGCTGCATCAGCAACGATGAAATCCCCCGCTGCTAGCACAGTCCCCCACGTAAAGAGGTTTGTGTTGTAAGCGCCAGAAGCGAAGAGATTGGTTAATCCGTCAGAGCCAGCATTCAACACACGATGGTAATCTACAAAAGTCGCTACGGGATGATGGAAGATCCCACTTACGATTGCCTTCTTACTAGCTGGACAAGTATAGATTGTGCGTGAGCCAGTTCCGCTGTCTAAGATCTGGGTGACAGAGTTAGGCCTGATGTGTGACTTGATTGCACTCGCTGTAGAGAAGAATGGGGTTGAACCTATCTCGATGGTACCAGAAGGCTGAACTCCTCCCGCTGCTCCAGCTGTTAGCGAGAGGAACTGAGTACCATCAAAGAACTCCAGGTCAACACCGTTCGTTCTAACCATCCCGAATTTCGGTGTACCCAAGAAAGTGCTGAACTGGATCGTATTACCAGCCAACATCTCAAAGATATTGTTGGCATACTTAAATCGCTCCACACCCGCTGTCCGGAAGGTTAACTGAGACTTCGACTTGGACCCTAGCCCCACTTTATCTGTGGTTGATCCATCGTGGATAGCATCCAAGATGGCAAAGTTAGTCTCTAAGGCAGTGTCAAACCTTACAAGGCCTTGGGTGATGTTCCCAAGGCCTAGGTTAGTCGTTGGCATTACGGTCTCTCTCTTCGGTCAATGAACCCAAACGTCTCTATCAGGTAGATAATGTCCACTGCCGCCCCGCTCCCTCTGTAAGCGACTTGTGAACTACTGTCAATGAAGATCTCAAGCGGACCTTTAGTGCGCTCTTGGTTGAGCGCGTCAATGGTATCAGTAGCCAGCGGAACTGCGGTAAGACTTGGGGCAGCATCCGTCATAGATACTGTGCTCAGGATCAACTGATAGTCTGACGTTGTGGCAGCTGATTTGATCATCGTAAGGATGATCGCCACTGAATCCGGGGGAGCAGTCAGTGTTGCTAAGATCCTCGCGCCACCTGGGTCAGTGTCGTTGATATCTGCGAACGGTGTGTTCCACATGAACCGAGTAGCATCAACCTGGGTGAACAACAGGAGAGCTGAACCACTCCAGTTGATCCATCCGATCCGTACCTTCTCCGTGAATCCAGAAGGTAAGGTTGGCGATGCCGAGGTGGAGAAGAACATCTGGTCGTTCTTGCCTGTACCTCCGATGAGGTACACTCTGAACCACTTCGCACCGGTCAGGTTGTCTGCAGTATCTCTACCACCCGAAGGGGTGCCAATGACTGAGTACTCAGCAAACACCACATCAATCTGCTTGACGTGAGTAGATGTGATGCCGTCGATGATGAAGTTCCCGGAGTCTGATAGTGCACGACCTAGAGCTACGTCTATGTCGTTGACAGTGTCAGTACCGTTCGAGATCTTCAGTCCTTGGTAGATGCCAAAGAGTCCCGCCTGGTTCACTGTCTTCAGATTGGTGAGGAACGTGGCGCCGTTAGTGCTTGGTATATCGAGGGTTATCATACAGGTCTCCTATATATTTACAGAGCTGAACCTCCAACAGTTACAGCTCCAATGTCTTTGCCCAGACCTTCAATAACAGAGAAGTCCGTGATCTCTGACATTAAAGGCACATACACATCTCCAAACTTTAGCAGATCGCCGATGTTACCAACATCTCCAATGTTTCCCTTGGTCACTTCTAAGTCGAACGATTGCGAGAACAGTCCATTGCTCTTATTAAAGATGCGAATGTACATCGACAAGCCCAACGGCTCAAGCAGATCCCTTGCCACTTGCGTAAAGACGAACTGCTCCACCCCATCTGAAAAGGAGACTGACTGCTGCTTAAGTAGAGTGACCTTGTCTGAGGTAAAGAACTGAATCAGGTACTTCTGAAAGCCGATGTCTGCTATAGGATCAGCACCTGCACCGTCAAAGTCTCCCCCTGCCCCTCCTGGTAAACGTCCTGCTCCTGTCACCTTACTCACATACAGCCAGTTGATCTCGAGATCCCCGCCCATGAAGAAGAGGTTGTTGTTCTGCTTGAATATCTCACCATTAGCCACAGCTTCAGCCAAATCAGCAAACTGGCTAGGAACGAGGCTACAACTATTCCGCCTACTGACTAAAGCCGTTGCTCCGAACGCATTCTGCATCATAGGCTCGAAGGTCAGCAGGTTTGATGTCTCATCATCCAGGTACGGGTACTCCACTCTCTGCTCTTCGTCTTGTATCGTGAGGAACTGGATACCCTCGATAGCGACTCCCTTGACCTTTGGGTCTGTAGTCAAGGTAGTGGTCGTCCGCTTGATGTGAACGTAGAAGCGTTTAGTTGTGTCAGGGAAAGGCTGTGCAAAGTCATCCTTATCGGTCAAAGCCCAGTCTTTGAACGGCTCAAAGAAGATCGACTCATCCACTGTGAAGCCTAGCGTGTTGTCCAAATGAGCTACCTGATTCGGTGACTCGTTTGCTCCTACGGTTACTACCGGATCACCCTGTCCCCCAGTGAATGGAGTATAGTTACCCGCATCATCAAAGGAGTACGTGAAGATAGGCGTTGCACTAGGAATTCCTAACAGAGACAGTACAAAATGTAGAGCTTGAAACTTCGTGGTCGCTCCGATGAACATCGAAAGAGCGTTAGCCGTGAAGACCGCCTGTGAGGCAGTGAACGCTAGAAACTCAGTCGTCACGTCTAAGTACACACCTACAGCGGTCTCTACCCAGATCTTTACATCGTCTCTAGGATTGATAAGCCTGTTATCCAAGGTCACGATCGTCTTCTCTAAGGGCCACGTCACTCCGGTCAGCCTATCCCCTTGATCATCACTGATGAAGCCGGTAAAGGCGCCTTCGTTCTTGTTAACCTGAATCTCTCCAGTTGACGGCATCGCATTTATCAACTGCTGGATCCTCACCGTAGTAGGATCTGTGGTCGGAGTCACCGTTGACGTTTTGTAGCTGTACAGGTCGTCATGAGCAAAAGACTGGGTACCTGTAGCAGGAAACCTGGCCACTAGCTCAGTAAAGGTGCCATCTTTGAAGAGCTTGATGTAACCGATGAACGGATCCGTCTGGTCACTAATGTCTAAGAAGATGCCTGCTACATGTACTCCTACCCCTCCGTCAAACGGTAGGTCATTCTCTTTACCTTCCGCTCTCTGTACATCTCCCGCATCAAAGAACCTAGCGGCCATTCCGATTACATCACCCTGTATCTCAATATATCCCGTCTCCCTAAAGGTCTCATTAAGATTGATAAAGTAGACTTCATCAATGAAGCTGTCGCCGGCAGTACCGCTAGCTCCATTATCCCAGTGCGGATTAGGCTCAGCCGACCTGCTCATCTCTCCTTTCCCTATCATCCACTCACGCGGGGGTCCTGCGAACCTCGCATCTCTTACTACCCTCCGCTTCTGAGTCCAAGCAATTCCATCCGTGCTCAGATAGTAGTTGATGTTATCCGTGTCCACTCGGATTCTGTACCACCTGGCCACATCGTCGCCATTCGTCAGCCCATCTGGAGTAGTGACAACCTCCACGTTGTTCGTAAACTCTCTGATTCGAATGTTGTTGTCATCCGCAGCATTGATAAGACCGATCCAATCCCCTCCATCTTCTGCCCAAGACACGAAGATCCCTGGCCCGTGATCACGCCCACTTCTCAACGCATCTACAGTGTCAAGACTGATCCTACAGGTTATCTCGAAGCTCTCTCCTAAGGCATGGGTGGAGAGTTGGATATGACCATAGGCATCCTGTCCCACCTGGTTCATCCTGAACCGGGCACCATCTACATCTAAGGTTCCATTGCCCTTGTGCTGAGTCCAAGCATTAAGGTTAGCGAACTGTTGCAGATCAAGTATATCTCCTACAGTCCTTACACAGATGTTGTCCACTCTGGTAGTAGCAACACTCCCTACGGGAGCTCCGTCATGGTCCCAACTATCCGCCGCTGTAAGTAGGGCTATCGACTTACCGAACGCTACGCTAGCTGTTACAATAGGTCTCACGCCTGACTTGAAGTTAGGCTCCTCCCTGAAGTCATTCCAAACAACGGTCGTTACTTCGCTCCAAGTCCAAACAATCTTCTTGTCTGTCACGAGGATCTTGAAAGCCTTGAAATCCGTGTCTCCACTTACGGTCGCGCCCACTTTATGTGTCAAGACTCCTTGCACCCTCTTTGACGCTCTCAGATTGTCTTGAGCAAAGTCGTTAAGGAACTGCACCCAGTTGGTCTTATCCCACATGATCGAGATTCCCGGTGCCGTCTCGGAACCTCCACCATCTGCGCTAGGCGTCAAGAACCATGCGATGATCTCGAACTTATCTGGTAGGCGGAACTTCCGAGTCCCCACATCACTTGGACCTGGTATCGTATTCCTCACCACGTGACAGAAGACCTTCTCGTTCGCGTTTAGCTGCAACTCATTAGACACTATGGCCAGACCTGTTCCCGTGTTAGCCGTCGAGTTGTGCTGCAAGAAAGCAGTCAACGCAGTCAGAGTATTCTCCCAGTTATGATCCACCAACAAACCTAACGACTTCGTGGTCTCTAAAGCAAACCCCCTAGCAAAGTGACTAATGTAAGCTGTCACTGCGTTTGGTCCAAAGTTACCCAAGAACTCGAAGCCTTGACCCTCCTTCCTGTCAATGAACAAGAAGGCATTGATGAACAGTGTGTACCACGTAGGTAACGACCAGGTGATATAGAACTGTCTGGTCGCATCATCCCTCGCCTCGAAACACCCTACCCTGATCGCGTTAGGAGGCAACAGGAAGAAGTCACCTATGAGTGGCTCAGTGATCGGGATTATTATGTCCGTCTCCTGATCGTTATAAACATCAGGAATGTACTGAATGGCGTCTATCTTTAGCTCCTCGTGCTCCAGCTCATCAATCTTGACGATCCTGAAGAGCTTGGCTACAAATCCAGGCAAGGCATGAGTCACTGTTATAATATCTCCTACCCTTGCCTTCATGGCTGCGATGGAAACTGTGAACGAACACGTCCACCGTGTATTAACGGACAAGTCAAGGAAGTATTGAACCATTCGGTTAGCTTGGCTAGTCCGTTTGATACCATTAAGAATAATCACCTTCTCAATGATCTCCCCACGCTCCTCTTGGTCGAACTGATCATTAGCCACTGCAAAGTCTGGTCTATACATGTCGTCAAACCGTTCATATTCTAGCTTGATCCTATTCGCCCGTTCCCTAGAGTCGATCTCCATGAAGCTGAAGGAATTCATAACCATCAAGCCTTCTATTCCCACTGCGCCCGCATCGTCTGCAAAGGCTTGGACTGGCGGCTCGTTCTTCTCGATAAATAAGAAGATGATTCCTCCTTCCCAAACAAGGAAGCCTCTGAATGTCGCCAACATCTGTTGCAAGATATCCGCTGCCTGCCTCTTTCCTGTTATCGCTATATCCAGCGTAAACCGTCTCTCGTAGGGATTGAGAGGATCCGGTGCCGTAGGTTGGAAGATAGTCGGTGGATCATCGAACAGTAGGTCATCCTTCAGCTCTGTTGGCGCTACGATAGGTGTAGGTGTTCCCTTCCCTATGGGCTCATCACAGAACACTGCTGAGTTACCAAAGGACTCAGTATCCAAACAAGCGGTAGCAATCCCCATCCCGTAGCGTTCATTCGTCAGGAAGTCATACACAGCCAACGCTGGATTCCCTCTCTGAGCAATGCCGATTGCTATTGCCGACTTATAACAGAAGAACAGGTCATAGAAGAATGAAGGCGGTCCAGACGTTGAAGGAAGGTTGATTGTCGTCAACGTGCTGCATAGAGCAAACCCGAATGGGTTGCTGGCATCAATGAGACCTTGAGTAAAGGTATTCGGGTTGGTCGCTGCGGGAACCCACCCCGCCGACAACGGAGTATCCGGTGAAGGGTTCTGAGGATCTACTATTGAAATGGCGTGGGCAAGGAACGAGTTGACTGTATGGACTCCGGCAACAGTCCTCTTATTTGCCCTAACCCACATGTTTGCGTGAGCTGGATCTCCTCGACCCGGATCTGATCCAGTACAATTCCCTCCAGGACAAGGAGTGTCATAGATGGTAAAGTTACTGCCGCCAGGGATAGCTCCAGTGAAGCTTACCGTAGACCTCCATCCTTGAGGCGGACTAACGTGACCTGTAACAAAAGACACCCAAGTCCCATCGCTTACAAACCCTCCGTTCCTCAGGATAGCGAAGCCTCTAGCATTCCACGCTGTTTCTAAGATCACAAAACTACCGTACATGCCAAACCTTAAATCGAAGTCACCGTTCAAGTCGATTGAGATTGCGGTAGCCTTGCTGTAGGCCACTGATGGTGCTGAGCCTGGAGAGCTATCAACGATGTGAAGGGGACTCCCCGTAGCCCCTCTCGTCATTGTTCCATGAGCATCCTTCGTCCAGTTAGCAGGATCGGGCCATCCGAAGAAGCAAACCTGTACTCCTACCCCTGCAATCTGAGTGTTGATCCCTGCTAGCTCAACTGATATCTGAGGCACTGACGGAAAGCCTTCGATCCTAGCGTTCACCAAACTATAACAGGTATTCCTGAAGGCTGGAGGATTAGGCGACGACAACCTCGCAATGTCCACGTCAGCAACCTGAAGCTGATCGCCTGGATACAGCTTAAAGTCAATCTGTAAGCCTTCCTCTCCCACTGTCAACGCTGAAAGAGGACCACCTGCTATCAACGGTGTCAGCACTTGGTCAATGGTAGGGTTCCATGAGCCCTCGCCTATCTCTCCGGGTGGAGTTGTCAATACGTCTATTACTGCCTTTCCTCCTGAAGGCAAGAGTTTAGCCTCTTGCTCATTCAGCCATATACGCCCTACTGCCTCACACGTCCCTTCGCTCAAACACAAAGCCCACTTTGCAAGATAGAAGATCTTCGTTACTGCTGGCTTCCCTTTTCCTCCTCCAGATGTTTGAGACTCTGATCGAATATCTCCCATCCATATGAAGTTACCGCCTACCCTTGCAATGCCGTACACAATGGGAACTGGTAAGTTACGATGGTAAGTGTTGATGGTGAAGGCGACTTTACCAGGATCTACAAGGTCAGTCCTTGGAGGGTCTATCATTCCTCCAATCCCTTGGCCGATAGACATACCAAGAGAAGCCCCTAACAAAGGGTTGCTGATGAAGTAACCAGCTACACCGCCGATAATGCCCCCGGCGATAGCTCCTACTAACTGTCCTGTACTCTTACCCATCTATCAACTTCTCAACCTCAAAGAGTCTAATCCACGTCTTCTTCGCTCTCTTTACCCAATCTACCTGCATTGAAAGTACCTTCGCACCGTTGTCTCTCTTGTGAGCATGCATGACCCCGGCCTCACCTAAGTAAAGGCCCCCGTGCACAACCTTTCCAAAGCGAGTGTTCCAAAAACAGACAATGTCTCCCGGTAGTTTGTCCTGTTCTAGGACTTCCCTTCCAAACTCCTTCCACGCATCCAACATACGGTTACGAGTTCCATCGTGCTGGAACCAATCGTCTTCATAGTCAGCTCCATCCCCATCCGGTAGATTGCACTTAAGCTTCCGCAGGATACCGATTATGACGCCCTTGCAGTCTACCCCTTTGACAGAGTTCCCTTTGAAGACAAAGGGGGCACCTTCCCACCGCTTCGCTTCTTGATCCAAGATGTAGTTGAAGTCTTTCCGTGTCAAATGACCACCTGGCACTCATTGCGTTCGTCGTACACTCGGGCGATCTTCACTCCTTGCGCTTGGAGCTGTCTCACTCGTGCCATTGCCCGCCCTCGATCATGCTCCAAGAAGTGTCTCCCGTCACGGGTTATCACCCTCACTACCTTCTGCTTCAACTCTGTAGGCGGTAACTCATGAACCACCTTCTCAGGATTGTGAAACCTTTCCGAGTAACCATCAGCATAAACATCTTCCACTCGGTACTTCATTTGCCTCCTCCTTTACCTCCACCACCGCCCTTCTTTCCACCACCCGAACTCGGTACCGCAACAGGAATAATGGGCCGAGGGATGTGAGCGAACCCTCCGTAATTGACGAAGTTGCTATACTTATTAATGCAATCCGCAGGTGATTTATCACAAGAGCGTATGATCTCAAACGTATCTCCTATAGTTGGAGCGATCTCGAGGGGTATCCGATAAATTACCTGGGTGTCCGACTGATCGCTTGACTGGACAATCCGTCCTATCCTAATCACGCCAGCTACACCTGACGTGAACTTTACATGCCCCAACTTCCAGTAGTTATCCACATCTATCAAGACAGTTGCTATCAACTTAGTCAAATCCGATCCCGCAGCCACGACGCCTGTCACCTTATTTGCTGCATCTTCTCTGTTCACAGCACAGAAGGCATCGTAATGCCTATAGTTACACAAGGTAGAGAACACTCGACCAGGAAAGGTCTTGTTTACCAAGTCAAGCTTAGAGCGGATTCGAATGGTGAAGTTCTGCTCTCCGATCCCTGGCTGATCCAAGATCCCATCGAATATCCTTATACTGTTCCCTGCGCCTAGGTTCTCTCGGAAGACCTTCCGAATCACACACCGCTTCCCTCTAAACTCCTCTAGCACTATCTTCTGACCTAACGTCTGGTCCACGTTGTCAAGACCAACAGTTACTACGTCTACTTGCTCTGTCACAGAAGTTGAGATTGAAGAGCGTCGGAAGAGCATCGCTGAGTAGGTATTGCCTTCGAACACAATGTCATCATTGGATTGGGCGAAGAACAGCGTTCCTGAATCTAGGAATAGTTCAATCAACTCGACTGGTTGATTCTGACTAGACTCGATTATCGAGATTAAGGCTGATGGTATCGTTCTAGGCATCTTTAAGTCGGATCATTCACTTCAAGTAAAGTTAGGCCGGTGCTGAAGAGCGCACCTGAGAACCTTTGCTTGCTCATCTTATCCAGCTCAAACCTCACAATGAAAGTCACGCTATCATTCAGGTTGACGAAGTTGAACGCCTCAAACGACCCTTTCCTGGCGATGTAGAAGTTAAAGAGAATGTCTACCTCGGCGCTTGACAACACCTTCCACAACAACCGAAAGGTACGCCTTGGAAAGGTCCGTTTGCTCCGTCTCTGCTCTTGCTGTCCCTCCAACTCAGAGATGATCGTGAGGAAGTCAAGCTCCTCCTCATAGATAAACTCCGGTCCGGGTGAAGACGGGAATGTAGTCGGCGGAGGCATTAGACTCTCCTGTTTGCTTTCCTCAGCGACCTTCGTATCAGTCCACCGTTAAGCGCATCTGCGGCTACCACATTCAACACGTCTGCCCTTTGGGCAGTATTCAACGTCTGAGGCTTTCTCTGGCCCTGGATCTCGTTGACTATCGTTAGCTCAATCATCCCATCTCCTCTGCCGCCCCCTTTCAGGTCCACTGGTATCTTCCTACCATCCGGTAAGGGCACCACAGCCTCCGGACCTGCCTCTCCTGCTATCGCTGGCCCTCTGGTCAAGCCCCCTTGCTGCATCATCCTAGCGATGCTTCCATGCCTCGCTCCAGCAATCCCACCTTTAGCAAGACCTACTATCCCACCCTCAGCTGCTCCAGTGGTACTACTTGTAATGGCCTTCAAGATAAGAGCCTTAATCTGTGCCTTCACCAAGTCTGCTATGATCTGCTTACCCATCTCCTGCACAGAAAGGGCAAGGTTCTGGAATACTTCTTCCAATGACTGTGTCTCATTGTTCATTATATCAAAGAAGCCATCCACCAATGAATCAGCCATGCCTTCGGCCATCTGCTCAGTGATCTCTTCCATTTTGTCTGCGTGTTCTTCCTGTAGGTCACGGATCTCAGCATTCGTCCTCTCAATCTCAACCAGCCTTTGATTCCCTGTCAGCTCCTCATCGTTCAACCTCTCAGCCAACTGTGCCTTTAAGAACGCAGTCTCCAGCCTAATGAGCTCTATCTTGGATGCACTGTTCTTTTGAGCGATCAACAAGGATAGCTCGGCAGCAGCCGTCTGATCTGCCAAATCACGTGCTCTGGCTAACTTCCGTGCCTCCTCCTCTTTTTCTCTATCTTTAATCTCCGGAGCCGCCTTGGCTTGTCGTGCTGCCTTTCTCGCTAGGGCCGCGGCTATTGCGGCATCTTCCTCGGGTTTAGTTCCTGGCTTAGCACCCGGCGCACCTAGTTTCCCTAAAGCATCCTCCAGCTTCCTGTTGACCGCCTCTATCTGTCTTGCTCGATCTGCGATAACCTGATCTAACTGTTTTTGGAGCTCCGCCTCGGCAGCATCATCAAAGAACGTCAACGCCTTCTTAATCAGAATAGGTACGGCTTTTATCCCTGCAGTCAAGTTAATGACGAACTTAGCAATCATGGCGTTCATCCTGGCAAAAGCCACAAATAGTCCACCTGCAAGTGTTACAGCCAGTCGTCCAAGCGCCTTCGCAAAGGTAAGTGCTTTCGCACCTACCTCTTTTAAGAACTTCCCTAAC